AGCGGCTCGCGTATCAACGCGCGTATAATCGAAAATGGCGAAGGAAGCTCCGCGAGGCGGAGACCCCAGAGCAACAAGAGCAGCGGCGCGCGAAAAGGCGGGAAGTCTACGCGAGCAAGACACCCGAAGAGCGTGAAGCGCTGCGTCTAAAGAAGTGTGAGCACAATCGCAAGAGATGGCACAAGCTCAAAACTACCGAGACATCAGAGCAACGAGAGGAGCGACTCAAGAAAAGGCGTGAGTACTTGCGGACGTGGCGCGCGAACGAGGCCCCCGAGAAGCGAGAGAAGCGCCTCGCGAGGATGCGCGCTTACAATCGCGAGCGCTATCGGAGGCTCATCGATGACAAGGACTCCTGAGTATCGTCTCGCGTATTATCGCGAGTATCAGCGACGAAGACGCGCCAACGAGACGCCCGAAGAGCGAGAGCAACGCCTCGCGGATCATCGGGAGTATATGCGCCTGATGAAGGCAGCGGAGACCGAGGGAGAGCGAGAGCGACGCCTCGCGTATAACCGTGAGTACCAGAAGAGACGACGTGAGAACTCTACGGACGAAGAGCGTCGAGAGCGGTCACGTCGACAGAGTGAAGCGCGGCGACGGTATCTTGAGAAGCTGACGCGTGAAGAGCGCGCGGTGCTCCGTGTACGTCGTCGCTTAGCGCGTGGGGATCAGCGCCGCCGTGAGACGCCCGAAGAGCGCGAAGCGCGTCTCTCGAAACAGCGTGAGCGCTGGCGCGCGAAGATGGACAGCGAGACGGAGGAGGAGCGCGAAGCGCGTCTCAAGAGGAGCCGCGAATACGCTCGGGAGTATCGTGCGAGGAAGAAGAAGAAGCGTCGTCGTCCGCGTCAGCGTTAGCGCTCCCCCCTCGGCTCACCTCGTACCGAGGGGGAGAGTCATCGGGTTACATGAGACTCTAGCACCTTTTGAGCGCCGAGGGAAATCAGGGAAGCGGCGAGCGCGGTGCGTCCGCGTCCCTCTTTCTGCGCGAGTGCGTCGACGAGGCTGATCAACCAGTCGGGCGCGCGGACTCTTTGTCCCTCTTTGCTGAGCTCTTTGAAGCTCAGCGCATCGCCTTTCGCGACTGCGTCGATCCCGAAGTAGAGGAGCGCGCGGAGCGCTGCGCTTCGGTTGAGGTTATGCACTTTGAAGCTCCACGAGTCGAGGAGCAGAGAGACGGCGGTCTCGATGTCTCGAGTCTCTTCGGTCTCGAGTCTCACGTTGAGCTTCGTCTTCATCGTGCTCTCCTTGCGAGCGCAGAGAGCGCGCGGATGGCGAGCCGTGCGAGCGCAAAGGGGCTTAGGGGCGCGGATACGATCTCGAGGACCTCGAGCGCGTCGAGCGCTTGTCCTTCGATCTCGGTAACGGGTCCGCGTGAGCTCGGGGTCGGGTCCGCGTGAGCTCGGAGGTCTTCATCGGTGAGCGGAGTGATGTCGTACTCCGTCGGGTAGAGGTCATTGTAAGACATGTCAATTCCTTGTGTGTGTGTGTTACTCGGAGACGAGGAGACAACCGAGCACATTAAGTAGGTGAGCGAGGCCCCAGAGGATCACGGGGCTTAGAAAGATTGCGAGTGGGATGATAATCATGGTTCAATGTTCCTTGTGTGTGTGTGTGTGTCTCGTTGGCCCCCTTGCCAACTCGTCGACCTGATACAACCGTATCACATACTGCTCACACGTCAACACTTTTTTACACAGAAATGTAGACCCCCGGCTCTAAGTGCCTGTAAACACTAACCTTTGATGACAAGGAAATCCATGAAACAGAACGTAGAACACCCGAACCACTATCGAGGAGACGGGAAGCATGAGGCGATCGACGTAATCCGAGAATGGGAGCTCAACTTCAATCTAGGAAACGTCGTTAAATACGTATGTAGAGCGGGTTTGAAGTCCGAAGAGACGACGCTCGAGGATCTTGAGAAAGCGGCTTTCTATCTACGTGCGGAGATTGCGCACCTTCAGGGCTCCTCTGATGAGGGCAACCATTGAGCGACGGTGTCTTTGAGCTCGGTGAGCTCGGGGTCGCGTCGCTGCACGTCGTGCGCGAGTATGCTGAGCCTCTCGATAATCGAGAATTGCAGGTCCGCGAGTTGGTCGCGGTGGAGCTGTAACTGGATTTGAGCGTCTCGGAGTCGTGCGATCAGGGCTTCGCGGTCTGCGTTAGCTTTCGCGAGCTTCTCGCGGAGGTCTTCGACTTCCGAGGGATCGCGACCGCTCGCGATTGCCATCATACTCGAGATCGAGCCCGTGATTACTCCGAGAATCCCGATCAACACGTCTCGATTCTGCTCTACGATTTGCACATGAGCGAGGAAGACAACGAGCCCGACAACGACGAGAAGGAAGACGACCGCGAACCACCAACCCCGCTTTGCTTTACTCGCGTCTAAGTCGGATTGATCAACCATGTGAAAGCCTCCTTGACCGCTTCAACGGCGATCACGATGAAGTCGAACCACGCGAGCGACTCAAGGCCCCATAGTTCGCGCGCGTCTCGGTTCGAGAGAAAAGGATACAGTAACACGAAGAGGTAGATCACGGAGACGATGGCCCCGCGAATCACGAACCATTGACACCACTCAAGGAAGCGTCGATGTCTCGCGTGACTCTTAACCCGTTTTGGGCCCCCGATGCGCTTCGCTTTCGCGTTTCCTTGTGGGGGTTGGAGCGCCTCGATCTTTGAGCCTACGGCGTAGAGCGCGACGGGCTCGGAGACACCTTTAAAACGGTATAACCCGACACACGCGAACCGCGTTCCTTTGGGGGTTGTGGGGTTCTGCTTGCCCTTGATGCGATCGAGCGCCGCTTGTGTGAGGAGTACTTGACCCGCGTCGCAAACGCTCATCGTCCTCGCGGCGATGTTCTTCGCGATCCCCTCGAGCTCGACGCGCTTCGCGCCGACGGCGACATCAAGCTCGTTTTGTTGCACCTCGACAACTGTGCCCCAGTGAATCCCGATCCGCGCGCCGAGTCTCGTCCTCAGTGGGATCTCGGCTTGATAGTATAAGGCCCAGTTGAGCGCGTCGATCGGACGATCGAAGGACAACAAAAACCCGTCTGATCGATCGATCTCGCGACCTTGGAAGCGATACAACAAAGACCTTGCTAAGCGGTCGTGATATTGTAGCCATTCCGCGGCCCTCATCGCGCCGACGCGCTGAACGAACGCCGTCGATCCTACGAGGTCAATCAAGACGATGGTGAGGTTTCTTTGTTTCATCTCCACGTCGTTTTCCTCCGCTAAATGAGGGGCTGCATTGTGTTATTATACTCGAAAAAGGAGAGCTCAATGAACACAGAACGAATAGAACGCGCGATCGAAAGAGCGCATGAGGCGCACAGGTTGAACGTCGTCGAGCCACCGCGCGGCCTCTACGTCAACGCGGACGGGGAACTTCTCCGCAAAGATCGACGAGGCGAGTTTCACGAAGCGACCGCAGAGTCGAACGGACACACAGGAGCCGAGATCATTCGCTACATTCGCGAGGGTCTCGGGTGGCGCAAAGATGACCCGTACTTGAATTCTTGGAATCTTAAGCTCGGTGGCTTCTCGTGGTGCGGTGCTTTCGCCGCGTGGTGCGACATTGAACTCGACGCGGGGATTCGTAAGCGCGTTCTTCCCTCGACGTATCGACTTTACGAGTTTTGTCGAGGCACGGAGCGCGATATCCCTCTTGATGAGATCCAGCGCGGCGATATCGTGATCGTAGGATCGAAGAGCTCGAAGCGGTGGGGGCAGCACATCACGCGAGCGCTTGAGGTGACAGAGACCCACGTACACACGATCGAAGGAAACGCGCACGGGAGACTCGGAGATTCATCGTGGGGTGAGGGCGTCGTGACGCGTCGACGCCCTTTCAAGGGGCATGAGAAGAAGGGCGAGACGTTCATCATGTTCGCTTACCGCTTCATCGAGGAGGATTACGCATGAGAGCGATGAATCCGCGCCCTTCGTTTCTGGAGCAGATGCGCGAGATATCCGAGATCTCCGAGGCTCTGATCACGAAAGCTCTGAACTCGGATAACGTCGGCGCTTCGGAGCCGATCGCGCACGACGTGAACCCGTGGGACAGCACCGCGGCTTATGGTGACTCTTATCGATCCACAGAGCACGAGGGGACCGTAGGTCTTGATTATGAGATTCTCCGCCAGATGAGCCGCGTCCCCGTGGTCTCCGCGATCATTCAGACGCGCGTTAACCAAGTCGCGGAGTTCTGCACTCCTCAGAAAGACAAGTATTCAGCGGGGTTCGTGATCGGCGCGCGCGACAACGATGCGGAGATGACCGACGAGCTCCGCGAAAAGATCAACGAGCTCACGAGGTGGCTCGAGACGTGCGGTGAGGGGTACAAGTTCGGAGGCGCTGATTCCTTCGAGTCCTTCATACGAATGATCCTTAGAGACTCCCTCACTTTCGATCAATGCGCCTTTGAGATCATCAAGAACCGAGGGGGAGAGGTTTCGGGATTCATCCCCGTCGATGCTTCGACGATCCGCCGCTCTGCGGTGACCGATGAAGAGCGCAAGGAAGGCCGCAGAGACTGGGCAGATGCGGCTTTTGTGCAAGTGATCAACGGGAAGAAGGTCGCGGAGTGGGACGCGGATTCGCTCGCCTTCGGGATTCGCCGGCCTCGAACGTGGGTTTATTCTCGAGGGTACGGTCACCCCGAACTCGAGGAGCTCGTGCGCGTGGTCACCTACTTAGTAAACGCCGAAACATACAACGCGGCGAACTTCACAAACGGGATTCACGTCAACTCAATCCTAAGCATCAAGAGCAAGATGAGCCCTCAAGTGTTCCGAGCGTTTCGTCGGGACTTCTATGCGATGCTCTCGGGCGCGCATCAGGCGAAGCGTACTCCGATTCTTCAGCTCGATCCCGAAGCTAACGAGGAAGTGAGCTCGGTGAACTTGGGTCAAAGCGCGGAAGAGATGGGATATTCAACGTGGATGGGGTACTTAACGAAAGTCGCGTGCGCGATCTATCAGATTGATCCCGCTGAGCTCGGGTTTGTGTTCGGCGCGGAGGG